CCCTCTGCCCTACAAGTCGGATGGGGTAGAATTAAAGAAGGTGAAGCTCCAGACTGGAAGTGGGATGAAAGCACAGGCTATTTATCTTTTCAGAGAATAACGAGACCCACAGACGAACACAGAAGAGGTTTCTCTATCAGCGTTAAAGTTCCAGATTTGGGATGGAGAGAATGGAGTGCCAATGGTGTAGGTGTTCTCGAAGGCTTTACAGAGTTATGGCAGCAAGTCGGAACTGATGCCAGAAAGCCAGAGAATAAGGGTAAGGCTATTCATGTCAGATATAAAGGCTCACAGGCTAAGAAAGTCGGTCAGGGTAATACCAGAGTGCCAAAGTTTGAGGTGGTAGCGTGGAGAGATATGGATGAAAAGGATGCGCCTGTAAAGGAAGCACCAAAGGCTCATTCTGATCTTGATGACGATATTCCTTTTTGAAGTTGTCTGCAACTAAGGGGGTGTAAAAGCCCCCTCTTTTTTCATGCTGGAAATTATCACATATACCATGTTCATCATTACGATTACAGATATTGAGTCAATGGATACTCAAGTGCATAGGCTTGTATTTGATAACCACAGGGATTGTGTGCGTCTGGCAGAGGCAGTTAATCAGGTCAGAGACCCAATATCTACAAAGAAGAACTGCCGTAGTGTCATCTCCTATTATTACGATTTGCCATGAATAAAGCGCAGCAAATAGTGGGATACAGCACCAACAGAGAAAAGAAT